AGCGGATACTCTACTTCTTCCCTTCGCCCCTGGATAGACCGACTCGAACTCTACAAGGAGGCCTTCCCCTATGAAGCCGAAGTTCACCTGCGACAAATGCTCCGCAAAGTTTAAGACCATCAAGCAACTCAAGCGCCACAAAGACACCGTGGACCACACGAAGAAAGGACAGAAGAAATGAGTAACCTGTCTCTCGACGACTTCCTTCCCGCCTACGCGCGGACGAACGAGGACGGCCTCCCCTTACAACAGAAGCGTAAACCCGACAACGCCCCCAGAGAACTCGCGGTAGTTCTCTTCTGGAACCTCTACCGCTGCCAGTGCGGCGCCGAATACCACGGCCCGCAACATATGGACTCCCTTTACCTCAAGTACGAGGACCGCAAGCATAACTGCATCCGGTACAAGCCCCTGAAGAGTTCCACCGCCTTTCCCTCTCTCGACAGGCTGGTTGACTACAAGTTCCACAACCTCACCGCCTGTCCCTTCTGCACGGAGATCGTGGACTTCGACTACAGCGCGGGCGAGATAGACGAAGAGCCTAAACCTCTGAAAACCACCGAAGAACCCACAGAAGACACCAGTACCGAAGAAGTCTCTTCCTGCGGCGACATGTCTCTCGACACCCTCCTCGAAGCCGAAGACAAAAGCGAGGAAGCAGACACTGATGAAGGAGGCTTCACCCAAAATGTGCGAACTCACTAAACAGGCCTACGAAGCAGACGCGGAAGATTCCACGTCCCTAGACACCCTGGACTCCCTAGAGCCCCCTGTTCTAGGACGTCTCCATAGCGACGCGAAATCTTCCAACCGCATCTACACCCTACTTCACGCAGGACGAGTCTATCGCATCTTCTACCAAACACTAGACCCTGAGCTAGGCCCCTCCTATGTATTCATTGATTCCGACGGAGAGTGGGCCGCAGCCGCGAAATACTGCATCACCATCATAAGCGGAGACGCTGAAAAACTCCCCTTCCGTAACGTAGACACCCTTAGAAAGGAAGACCCGACATGACTCAACAAAACGAAAACGAGCGGAACCCTCGGACCACCCTCATCACCGAGATCCTTAAGGCAGGAGTTCGGAACGACCTCTCCATTCCGCAACTTCACGAAGCTTTCCGCCGCGGCCTTTCAGAACTCCTAGACGTTCAGGCCCGCAAGTCCCTCCCCGACAGCGAACTCACCGAGTTCTCCCGCCGGATGCGCAAACTGGACACCAGCTACGCCCGCGAACGCGCAGCGCTTCGCAAGCACGCTCTCCGTCTAAACTCCCTGGGCCGCATAGCGACAGAACTCCTCAAGTTCCACGTCGTCACCGAGGCCATCCCTACATGGGACGTCTTAGCCAACACCTACACGCTCCACATCAACACCACTGTCTACGACAGTTTAATGGAACTCATTCCCATAATGCTCTACCTGGAAGAAGAGCAAGGCTTCTACATCGGGAGCGACATCTACGACGGCTACATGGTGCGCTGCTACCACGTCTACAAAGATGACCCAACAAACCTCCGTCCCGGCACCACTCTCTGGCGGAAGCGCGTCGCAGAAATCTGGGTTCGCGCAGCCGAAGGCGCCACTTGTGGCCCGCAGCTTGTGGACGAAAAGGTAACGCAGAACGTGGAGTACGTTTACGAATGGCGCTGCTAATGGCGCTGCTAGCCCGAAGAGAGGAAAGAATGAAAACCTCAGGAAACGAGAACGACAAGTTCCTTCTCGAACCAGGCGTCTACCTAAAGTACGGCCGCCTAGAAGGCCTACTTGCACGAACATTTGGCGCGAAAATTCTTCGGCAAGACAAGAACACGACTATTCGTGCCTATCTCTTCTTCGGACGCTACTACATAGAGGAAGTCAGCTTTGAGCGACCTGAAATCTTTTCCCCGCTGGAGAAGAAAACCGGAAGCGGGATCAATTCCCATGACGGGGATAAAGATTCTTCTAAATCTCTATCTTCTCCATGGTCAAAACCTTTTTGACTGGACTGGTCCAAAGAACTGGCGATGGACCTGGGAAAAACAAAAGGAGAACGAAGAAAATGCCTAGCAAAAACGAAACCATTAAGCGCCGGAACGACACGAACCTCCGAGCCTACCGTTCCAAGAAGTCCTTCCTTGGACAAGGAGTAAACGTCTCCGAAAACTACGCGATTCGCACAGCGGTTATCCGCACAACCATAGAATCCTATAAACCGCAGCCTTAGGAGCACCCCATGGCTAAGAAGCCCCATGAAGACGCAGAAGTCTTAATCGAAAGTCTTTACGAAAAGATTTTCGAGGACGGCGAAGCCTGCCGTACCTGTCCACACCACAGAACCTGGGAGGAACCCTTCCCCTTCGATGTAGAAAAACGCCTCCAAAAAATAGAAACTTTCCGCGAGTGCGAGGCAACAGCGGAGACCTGTCCGGAAGTCTCCTTCCTTATCCAAGAAGCCGCTAGCCTCATGGAGACCTAGCAAAACGCAACGCCGAAATGCAACGCAGGAGGACTAAAAATGCTTAACATTCGCAACACGGCCCCTGTCGCCGCAGCTATTCTGTTATCCGCTTGCACCACGACAGGCCCTGTACCCCCAAACAACGTGGGCCTCATCGGCCTAAGCGATCAGGCGTGGCAAGCCCAAGGCGTACCAGCGGGCAGCCTTGCCTTCGCCGTCCTGAACTCCCGCACCGGACAGTGCACCATTTACTTCCATGCCTCGCAGGGCCTCCCGCATAGAGACACCCTGCACCATGAGTGGAAGCACTGTCTCGAAGGCCAGTTCCACCGTCCGTCCCGCTGGGGTGCTCCAAACTGGAGCCCGCTCCCATGGAATGAAAAGGCAGGCTTAACACCATGACACAGAAAAACCGTACCTGTCGCAAATGCGGAGTCCAACAACCCTTAAAGAACTTTAACAACAAGGGCCGGACGTGCGTGACCTGCAAGAAGTTCGTACACCACAGCCCCAGGGATTCCGAAGGCACTCCCTGCCCAGGAACTCTGGACGAATACACCCTGAACCTTCCGGGCTCAGAAAACTTCTAGCGGAGCCGTCCAATGGCTAGCCAGGAAGAGATTCTACAGGAAGTCATGAACCGACTTCAAGCTGAACAAGAACGGGTTATGAAGCAGTACAACGAACTAGTGAAAGACGTTCCGCACTACGTCAACCAGCTAGACGACGTGATGCAACTCGCCCGTGATAACCCAGACTTGCCTGAAACAACCGCTGCCCAGATTTTCGACAGCCTCCAGTTTCAGGCCCGCATCCAGGCGCTTCAGGAGGAATACGCTTCTCTACGAGAACAGGAGCAAACCCTCAACACCCTTCTGGGAAAGGACCCGTAATGGACTTTACCAAGCCGGTACAGACGCGAGACGGGCGGCCCGTGGAAATCCTTAAGATAGGCCTGCAGAACCGCAACGTCTACGCTGTAGGGACTTATCTCGATAACAAAGGGGAAGAGCATGTTGACCTTTGGGATATACATGGCCAACTACTCCCTCACACGGGCCAAAAATTGAATGTCGATTTGGTACAAGCCCCCGTCGTCAGCCCGTCCGACATCCCCTGGCGCTGCCTGCGCCCGGAGATTAAGTGGGTAGCTATGGACATTACTGGAACCTGGTTTGGGTATGACATTGAGCCAAACAAATTGAATACTATATGGAGTACTTCTTCGAAGATCTACGCCTTGGAAGGGGTTAACATGCCCAAGGTTCCACAACTGCAATGGAGCGAGACCTTAGTGCAGCGTCCCGGCGGGGAGACCACCAACAATGACTGATCCGAAGCCGTGCCCTGTCTGTGGCCACCAACCAAGGCGTGATGCCTTGGGCCGCCTTCACTGCCGTAGGCTTAGCTGTGAGTTCTCCTGGGTCCACATATCAAATGAACTGTGGAACCGCCTCGTCGCCCTGCAGAATGACGAAGTGGTGGTGCCGGAGATTAGCCACCAAGCCCAACGTGACGCTATGGGCAACGTCCTTTACAACCTGAGTGTAGACAGAATATTTGCCGACTATGAACTAGACGATATGTACTCGGCAGCCGTCGAAGCCCGCCCACGCAAGGAGGAAACCTAATGCTCACATTCATCAGCACACTTGGTTTGCTCATAGCCTTCATAATGTATGATATAGACGTAGTCATGTCTTACATGGACTTCTTCATCTTCTGGGTTCTTGTAGACATTTATATGTCCGTGAAGGAGCCAAACGATGACTGACAAACCGTGGACACCTGGGCCTTGGCACATAACAGACTGTCCTTGTGGTCATCCTAGATGCAACGACAAACATATAAGCTCTGGCAAGTTTTGCCAGGGTTCTGGATTTGACCCTGATACGGCCAACCTCGTTGCCGCTGCACCCGATCTTGTAGAGGCGCTGGAAAAGATTGAGCCCTATCTTGAGGCGCAGGATTTGCGTGAGATTGCAGAATCAGCCCTCGCCAAAGCTTATGGAAAGGAACCCAACGATGACTGAATGGTCTACCTATCAACAAGACATCTTCACCCACGTCGCCGAAGCAAAGCACGTCTCCGCTATCGTGGAAGCCGTCGCCGGCTCCGGCAAGACAACAACTCTCGTCCAGGCTCTACAGCATGTACCCTTCGACGAACTCGCACTCTTTCTTGCCTTCAACAAGCGCATCGCAGATGAACTCCGCAGCCGCGTACCCAGCGACGTCGACGCCCGCACCTTTAACAGTCTGGGCTTCCAGGCCGTCCGCAAGCAGATGAAAGTCGAAATGGACGCCAACAAGATGAAGAAGTTCGTCCAGCAGAACGCAAACGACAAGCTAAAGGAGGAAGCCTTTTCTCCCATCATGCAGCTTATCGGCTCAGGAAAGTCCAGCGGCGCCGGGTTCATCATTCCCAACAACCGCTCAGTCTACGAAGAGATCGCGGACCAGCACGACATCACCCTCCCCGAAGGCATGGAGCACCAAGTCTTCCAGCTCGTGCAGCAGGCCATCGACTGGTCTTACCGGGAAACGAAGACCATCGACTTCGACGACCAGATCCTCTACCCGCTCTACTTCGGCCTCGACATGCCCAAGTATAACTGCGTCTTCGTGGACGAAGCCCAGGACCTCTCGCCCCTTCAGCATGAGTTCCTCGCTTCCCTTCTCCACGACCCTGACCGTTCCCGAGTCATCGCAGTAGGCGACACTCGGCAGGCCATCTACGGGTTCCGCGGCGCAGACAGCAACAGCATGACGAACCTAGAGCATCGCTTCTCTATGAAGCAGCTTCCACTCTCCATAACTTACCGCTGCCCCTTGTCCGTCGTGCGCCTAGCTCAACAGATTGCCCCTGAACTCGAGCCCTATGAACGCGCCATCGAAGGCGCCGTGAACCATCACGACGTCCTTCCTCCTCTCGAAAACTTTACGCCACAGGACCTCGTACTTTGCCGCACGAACGCTCCGCTTCTGAAGCTCGCAATGAGCTTCCTTAAACGACGCTTCGCAGTTTACGTCTGGGGCGACTTCGGCAACAAGATGATCCGCTTTATCAAGTCCTTTAAAGCGCAGAACATCGACGACTTCTGGCAAAAGCTTGCAGACTGGCGAGAACAAGAAATAAGCGACGCGGAACAGAAAGAACAATGGAGCCGCATCGGCAGGACTGAAGACAAGTACGAATCCATCACCGTCGTAGGAGAAAAAGCGCAGACACCTGAAGCTATCTGCGAGCGCTTCGAGCGCCTCTTCTCACCAAGCGAAGGTGTAAGCCTCGCCACTATACACAAGTCCAAAGGAACGGAGGCCGACAACGTCTATCTTCTCGAGCCGGGGCTCATCCCGTCCCGCTATGCTACCCAGCCTTGGATGAAGGAACAGGAGAACAACCTTCTCTACGTCGCCTACACGCGGGCCAAGACTACCTTCAACTTTCTCCCAGATGGAGGTATAGAATGACTATCGCAAGCTGGGAATACCCGTTAATCCAAGACCTCGCAGACAAGACCTACATCTACTGCCTGAGGGAGGGGGCAGGAAGTCTGAACGAACTTCTCGAAGTTTTCAACACCGCCCTTCGCTACGCAGGCGTAAATGCCAGCTACGTCCAGAGAGGCGAGGACTACGCCGAATGGATCGCACCTGACGAAGCTACTGCCCAAGCGGCCCGCGAGTTTTACAATCTGCTCATGTGCTGCCGGAGCGGACAGGAAGTCTACGACCTGATCCTCGACTTCCGCAAGAACAACGAACCTGATGACGATGGCGCTATAAGGCCAGGGCACAACGAGGACTAGCGTGTCTTTCGACTACGACGCACATGACCGCATCCAAGAGTACAAGCGACAGAAGGGAGAAGACCCATGTCCAGGAGAAACGCCGTCGAAGCTAGTGAAACGAGAGAAACCCGCAGCCTCGGCACCCTCTTCCACACAGCAGAAGCCCTCGGAAGAGTCCGAGTAAACAGCGATCCTTTCGAAGCAGCAGCAAGTCACATCGTAACAATCTGCTTCACGCGGCAGAGCGGAACCTTTGTCCAAGCCAAGGGTAAGGACAAGTCAATCTACGAAGCCTTCAAACAGGCTATCAGCGAGGCGGAGCATCTGAAAAATGGCTAAACTCATAGGAATTTCCGGCGCCAAGTTCGCGGGTAAGACTGAGGTAGCAAACATTCTTCGTGACCAGCTCAACGGAGCCATGATCCTCAATCTTCCCGAACCTATCTACCATGCTTGCATGGCAATCTTCGGCTGGTCCTACGAACAATGCACCGACCCTGTTCTACGCGAACAGATTGATGAACGCTACGGCGTCTCTCCCCGCTACGCACAGCAGACCCTAGGAACTGAGTGGGGTAGAAACATCATTCACGGAGAACTCTGGCTCATCCGTGCGGACGACGTTCTCGCAACCATCGAAGAGAACATGAGTATAAACTTCGCCATCGTTCCAAATATCCGCTTCTACAATGAAGCTCTCTGGATTCGGCGCAATGGCGGCATCGTCTTCAACGTCCACCGAAACGGGTATGAACTAGACCACTCCCATGGAAGCGAGGTAGGAATCCCAGCAGAACTTATCGACGCACATATCCACAACATGAACTACGCGTCTGACTGGAGAGAAATTCTCGCAGATGAAGTAGACAATATGCTCGAACTTTTCCTTTCCGAAACTCTTCCTCACCGACAGGAGAATAAATAATGGCTAAGACTGGACGTCGCCCTCGCGCAAAACCGGCGATTGATCGCCACATCCGTCTTGACCAGGACCTGGACGCCGAGGTCAAGGAACACCTTTCTGACCCCGTTACCGGGAAGCTTAAACAGGGCGCTTACTCGAAGCTAGTAGAACGTCTCCTCCGGGAGCACATCCAGGGCAAGCGCCGGTAGCTTAAGCACCGGTAGGTGAACCCCTGGTAGAAATAATAAGAAACCTTGGCCTATAAGTCCATAGGGTTGAAGGTTCCACAATATGTGGTAATGTAGGGGTAACGCTGGGTAAGTTTTGTGGAGATATAACTCAACATTACTTCTCCACAAAACGCCCGCCCCTTCCAAGGAGGCCCGTATGCCGGAAGACCAGCCGCAAGAACTCGACATCCATGAACTCAATGACCTTCGGCGCCGTATCGTAAGCGGCGAGGACTGGTCCCGCCAGGAACTTCGCCGGGCGCTTCAGAGTATCCGCATCGACAAGGAGCGCAAGGGCCAGAAGGCGCAAAGCAACGGCGGCAGCACGAAAAGCAAGCCCGCGAACCTCGACGATCTTCTCTAGGCGGACACGTTATGCCAGCGCAGAGAAGCTTCTACCGCTACCCCGAACACTACGCGGACTATATCCGGCGGGCCGCTGGTGGAGAGGACGTAGTCATAGAGGTTCCTACGGACAAGTCTGCTACCATCTCTCGTAACGAACTCTATAACTACCGCTACTCTCTTCGAGACGAAGTAAAGAACAACAACCCTGACCCGCAGGTTCACGAACTCCAGCGTATGGCCGAACGGCTTGTTTTCTCCATAGAAGATTCCGAGTTTGGCCGCAGGATTCGTATCTTTGTTCCCAAGGGTCTTAAATACCTCTAGGTATCCACCATGCTCGAAGAGTCTCCTACTGTCCACGGACAGCCGAAGTCCGAGCTTTCGTTTCCGCAGGTCTTCGACGCAACTATGCTCCGCACCGCGAAGTCCTGCCTGCACAAGTTTTATTGGGAGTTCCTTCGGAACAAGGTAGCCACGGGTCTTAACCCCGACCTGAACGCAGGGGCCGCCTACGCCCGCGCTCACGAAGTTTTCCGTAAGAGCTACTACGGAGAAGAAGAGGAAGAAACGTCCTTTGAGGACGCTCTTCTCGACGGCGCGGCCGCCCTCATTCAGGAATACGGACTCGATGATCCGCCGAGCGACAGCCCGAAGCAACTCGACCGGATGCTTGCGGCCTACAAAGCCTATTACCGTCGCGAGTACCCGCCCACCTTTGACGACGTACATCCTTACATCATCAACGGACAGCCCCTCGTAGAGTTCTCTTTCGCAGAACCTATTGAAGACGTTATCCATCCGGAAACCGGGGAACCCATTCTCTACGCGGGCACCTACGACATGATGGCCACCCATGCCGGTATGCTCTGGGTCTTTGACGACAAGACCACTAAGCAGATGGGCATAACGTGGGCCGACCAGTGGAAGCTCCGCTCTCAGTTCCTCGGCTACATCTGGGGCGCACAACGCTTCGGCTACGATGTTCAGGGCTACATCGTCCGCGGCACGGCAATTCAAAAGACTCAAATAAAGTTCGCCCAGGCCAAGCATCTTATCCCGAAGTGGCAGCTGGACCGCTGGTATGCGACCACCGTGCGCGAACTTCAAACCATCGTCAACGCTTGGAAGGAGGGTTTCTTCGACTGGAACTTCGACGACGCCTGTGCCAGCTACGGCGGATGCCAGTTCCTCGATCTCTGCTCCGTCCCGAACCCCGACGACTATCTCCGTGGCAACTATGAAGAACGCTACTGGAGCCCCGTGAAAACCGAAAGCTACTAAGGAGAAGAAGAATGAGCGAAAACGAAGACTTTAACGGCTACCAGCAAGCAGAAGCAGAAGAAGCCCTGGGGGGACAGGCACACTTTTCCGGCCACCCCCTTCTTTCTCAAGAGCACCTGAAGTCCGTCATCGAGCTTCGGAACCAGATGGCGCAGAAGGCCCAGGAACTCACCGCCTTCATCAACGGGGACGAAGAAGCTGTCTCCGAACCTCCTGAGTGCGTCCTGATCGTTCCCCCGTCCACGAACGCGGGCGGCTACATGGGAGTCGGCCTGTTCACCGTTCACGGCTCCTTCGACGCGCTGCGCCAAGCCATCAACCTGCAGAACGCCATCGCTGGGAGCGAATAATATGTCCGTTCCTGAAAGTATCCCTGGAGTCCGCGTCCTTCTCGAAGGAGAAACGGGCTCTGGAAAAACCCACAGCATCCGGACGCTTCATAACCTGGAAGGGATTGACGACATCTTCGTCATTTTCACCGAGCCAGGCATGGAGGTCCTAGCGGATCTCACTCACGACCACTACCACTGGACCTACGTCAAGCCCGTCGCCAGCAAGATGGAAAGCCTTATCGACAAGGCGCGCACCATGAACTCTATGTCCTGGGACGGGATGCAAAAAGCCCTGCAAAACGACCCGAACAAGAAGGACTACGACGCTGGTGTCCGCCTCCTCGAAGCCATGCACAAGCCCGTATGCGCTGAGTGCGGAAAGGAGTTCCCTGACGTCTCCGAATGGACCAACCGGCAAGTCCTCGTTTTGGACAGCCTTAGCGGTCTGAACACCGCAGCCATGCAGCTTATTATCGGCGGCAGTCTCGTCCGCTCCCAGCCCCAATGGGGCGCGGCGCAAGACACGGAAATGATGCTGATCAATAAGCTCTGCTACGACACTAACGCCCACTTCGTTCTTACGGCCCACGTTGAAAAGATGCTTGACGAGATCAACGGCGGGCAGGTCGTTAAGGTCAACGCGCTCGGCAAAGCCCTGGCGCCGGAGATCCCGAAGAACTTCTCCGACGTGATCTACTGCTATCGCGTGAGCGACCAGTTCAAGTGGTCCACGGCTAGCACGGGCGTAGAGACTAAGGCTCGTAACGTCCCCATTTCCGACAAGATCGAGCCTTCCTTCAAACAGATTATCCAAAAGTGGAGGTCCCGCTATGACGTAAAGCAAGAAGCCCAGAAGCAAGAAGCCACCACGCAACAGTAGTCTTGGCCAAGACAACACAGAAACAAGGTAGGAAACCATGAGCCAGAACTTCGATCCTGACGTCCTGATGAACACTTCCATCGAGCAGCCGCTCTCCACGCAGGTTATCCAGCCCGACGGCGGCGAGTACGAGGCGACTATCGACTCCGTCAATCTCCGGAACGGTACCGGTAAGAATGGCGAGCCGTACTACATGCTGAACGTCGGCTGGGAGCTGCACAGCGAGGAGGCCAAGCAGAAGACCGGTCGCGAAAAGGTCGTGGCTCGTCAGTCCCTGTTCCTCGATGTGGACGAGGACTCCGGGCGCCTGGAGACCGAGGAAGGCAAGAACGTCGACCTCGGCCGGCTGTTCGACACCCTGGGTCTGAACGACCAGGACAAGTCCATCAAGATGCTGGAAGGCCGGCCCGCCAAGGTGCTGGTCTCGGTGGACGAAGGAAACGACGGCGTTCCCCGTGCGAATGTTCGCAAGGTTGCCGCTATCGGCTAGCCGTCCTGAGGGAGGGGGCAGATGCCCCCTCTTTTTTCAGTCCGAAAGGGTAAAGAAATGCAAGAAATAGGTGTCTCTGAAGTCGTTGTCGAAGAGAGAGTTCGTAAGCACTTTGACGAAAAGAAGATCCAAGAACTCAAGGACTCTATCCTCGAGAAAGGACTTTACCATCCCATCGTTCTCCAGGACGATTCCTCTACGCTCGTCATGGGTGAACGTCGCCTCCGCGCCATCCGTAGCATCTACGAAGAAGACGAAACTTTCTACCATAACGGACAGCCTGTGACCGTGGGCCACGTTCCCTACAGCATCCTCTCCGAGATGGAAAACTATCAAATCCTCGAAGCGGAGCTGGAGGAGAACATTCTGCGCGACGACCTAGAGTGGCAAGAACGCGCAGAGGCTACCAGACGGCTCCACGAAATGCGCGTCTCTCAGTATGGCGAAGCGAACCATCGCGGCTCCGGCTGGTCCGTAACTGACACCGCGAGCGAAATCCGTGGAGAGCAGGCCAAGGGTTCTCAAGTCTCTCGCGTCCAGCGCGACCTGACCCTGGCTGATCACCTAGACGACCCCATGGTTGCCGCAGCTAAGGACGAGAAAGAAGCCCTGAAGATTATCGAAAGGGAAAAGAAGCGCGAGCATCGGCGCCAGCAAGCAGAGGAAGCCTCTACCTCCAACACTTCTCATAGTCTTCTCCAGGCCGACAGCCTAGAGACCCTGAAAACCTTCGAAGATGCTTCCTTCGATATCATCATAACCGACCCTCCGTATGGCATCGATGTCCACAAGGACAAGCAGCGGGACGGTGAATATCATGAGTACGACGACAGTCCGGAGTATCTCGACCAGGTGGCCCAGGCCCTCGCGGAGGAAGGTTTCCGTATCTGTAAACAGGAAGCTCATCTGTATATGTTCTGCGATATTCGCCAGTGGCCCTCACTCGCTGCCACGTTCTTCGTTAATGGCTGGGACGTTTGGGAGCGCCCCCTCATTTGGTACAAAGGGAATACTGGTTCTTTTGGTGGAACTGACTGGGGACCGAGGCGTACCTACGAAGCTATCCTGTACGCCGCAAAAGGTCGGCGTCCTGTTACGGCACTTTACCATGACGTCATTGACGTGCCGAAGCCAACCCAGACAGAACACCCTGCCGCAAAACCAGTTGAAGTCTACGAGAACCTTCTTCGGCGTTCCGCTAACCCCGGAGACAGAGTTCTCGATCCTTTTTGCGGAGGAGGCCCAGTGTTTGAAGCTTCTGAAAAATTCATGGCGATTGCCACAGGGATAGAGCTTAACGACGACTACTATGCCCTCGCCCACGAGAACCTGAGGAAGATCAATGAGTGAGAATCTAAAGCAGCTCAAGATTACGCCCTACGACGACACTTGCTTCCTTCCGGACAGGGCGCACTCTGATGATGCGGGCCTTGACCTATACGCTAGGCGGGGCCTTGTAATAGGCCCTCACAGCGCTGAAATTTGCCCGTGTGGCTTTTATATGGCCTTGCCAGGGGGGTACACCGGGTTAGTATGTACGCGCAGCAGCAGCCCCCTTAAACGCGCCTACAAGGTGGCCAACTCACCGGGGGTTATCGACTCCGGTTTCCGTGGCGAAGTCGCGGCCATTCTCCACAACTTCACGGACGACACCATAAAGATCAGTCCTTTCGAAAAGGTGGCCCAGCTTCTCATCGTCCCCATAGAACTTCCGGAACTCACCGTCGTACCTTCCCTCGACGAGACGGAACGCGGCGACAAGGGTTATGGCAGCACCGGCGGTTTCGCTCCCAGCTTCGGCAACAGCGGAGAGCATGAATGACTGCGACACCCGTGCAGCCGGTAGGGTCTCGAAGTGCCAACATAATGCTCGTCGGCGAAGCCCCTGGCAAGGAGGAAGAGAAAGTAGGGTTTCCCTTCGTCGGCGGCTCGGGCCGCGAAGCTATCCGTATGCTGCACGAAAGTGGGTACAGCTTCCCTAACCTCTCCCAAGGAGACCTGGTAAATCTGGACAAACTTAGCCGGGACGACGTTAAGGAAATCTGGCAATACAGCGGCCTGTTCATCACCAACGTCGCCCGGCAGCGCCCTCGGGACAATAAGATCGACAACTTCTTCGCCAACAAGACAGAAGCGAAGAAGGAAAGCCTTCCATACACCATGGGCCGCTATCCTCGGGAAGAGGTCCAGCGAGGAATGGAGAAGCTCTACGAAGAAATCAACTCCGTTCGCCCTAACGTAATCGTCGTCATGGGGAATACCGCCCTCTGGGCTCTAACCGGCGAGACCGGCATGACCCACTGGCGCGGTAGCTTCATGACGTCTGTAGAAATCCATGGACACACCTATCTCGTTGTCCCTGCTTACCACCCAGCTGCGATTCTCAGGCAATGGTCCTGGAGAATCCTCTTTAAGCATGATATCTCTACCCGCGTTCTTCCTTACGCAGACGGGACACCTGTCCCTGTCCCTGAGTACGACTTCATTCTCCGCCCTGGCTTTGAACAGGCGCTATCGGTTCTGAACGAAATTCTGCTGAGAGCAGAGCAGGAAGAGCTGAAAATTTCCAGCGATATCGAGACAAGGCATTCCCATATTGCCTGCGTAGGTCTCGCCTGGAGCACCAGGGAAGCTATCTGCATTCCCTTCATGACTATAGAAAAGCCGCAAGGTTACTGGTCCCTTGACGAGGAACTAGTTCTCGTAGAACGAATTAGGCAGATTCACCAACATCCGAATATTAGGATTACCGGCCAGAATTTTAACTACGACCAGTTCCACTTTGCTTGGTGGTGGGGCTTCATCTCTAACCTTAGCATCGACACCATGACGGCCCACCATACTTTGCATCCAGCGTTGCCTAAAGCCCTGGACTTTCTTTCCTCCCTCTACTGTTCCTACCACAGGTTCTGGAAGGAAGAGTCCGAGGAATGGGACCCGAATCTTGGCGAGGCCCAGTTCTGGGAGTATAACTGTAAAGATGTTTGCGTCACCTACGAGGTTAGCGACGTTCTCGAAGAGGCAGTGAAGGAGAAAGGGAAGGAAGAACAGAACGCCTGGCAGCACGACATTGAAGACCGTGTCCTGCTCGCCGAACTCCGGGGCGTGAACTACTCTAACGTCGAGCGGAAGCACGTTGGCCAAGAGTTAAGCACGAAGATGAATCAAGTGGCACAGTATCTAATCGACCTCGTGCCGCAGGAGTTCGTGGACCCTAAGGCTAAGACGCCATGGTACCAATCCCCTACTCAGCTAGGCAAGCTGTTCTATAAACAGCTAGGGATTAAGCCAGTCCTGCATCCAAAGACGAAGCGGCCCACGACCGACAAGAGCGCCATTCCGCAGATTGGTAAGAAGGAACCTCTCGTTAAGCCCATCTGCGACGAGATCGGTTTCTACCGCAGTCTAGGTGTCTACTATAACACCTTTGTCAAAGCACCAACAGATGCGGACAATCGTATCCGCTGCACCTATGACGTAAATGGCACGATTACGTTCCGCTTTTCTAGCCGCGCAAACCCAATCCGCACGGGGACTAACCTACAGAACATCCCTAAGGGTAAGGGCGGAGAATCTGATGAACGCAGGCTGCCCAAGCTCCGTAGACTCTTTAAGCCTGATAGCGGTTATATGATGTTTGACATCGACCTGGACCGCGCAGATATCCAGATCGTTGCTTGGGACAGCGGATGCGAGGCTCTAAAGAACCTGCTTAAACAGGGAGCAGATGTTCATAGCATCAACGCCCAGAAAATCTGGAATGACTCCTCTATTGGCGACGGCGATCCTCGCAGGCAGCTGATGAAGAACGGCGGCCATGCCACAAACTACATGTCCAGTGTACGCACCGTCGCAGCTACGCTAGGCGTCAGTGAGAAGAAGGCCGACGCTTTCATGAAAGCCTACTTCGAAATGTATCCGGAAATTCTCGACTGGCATGAGACAATTGAACATCAGCTCTATCAGAACAGAACCATCGCTAATCCCTTCGGCTATGAGATCACGTACTTTGATAGAATACAGAACGTGCTGACTGATGCCGTTGCCTGGATTCCTCAGTCCACCGTCGGCCTGCTCATTAACCGCATCTGGGCCAACATGGAAGATAATCTCCAGGACTGGGGCGTACAGGTCCTTATGCAGGTCCACGACTCGCTCGTAGGCCAGTTCCCTGTTCGCTACTACCCAGACATTCTTCCCTATATAGAGGAACAGACCCGCATCGTAATCCCCTACGAGGACCCTTTAACTATCTCCACAGGGATTAAGGTTTCTCGCGAATCCTGGGGCGATTGTAAGGAAGTTCCCTGGACGGCTGCGTAAGGAAGTTCCCTGGACGGCTGCGTGAGTTTCATGGAGATGTAATGCCTTGTTACGTCTCCATAAATCCTCCAGCCCTTCCACCAAAGAAAGGAAGCCAAATGTCCTACAAGTTCTTAGCTTCTCCCTATTCACACCCACAGCGAGACGGGCTTGTTTACCGCCATTGGCAAGTATGCAAGCTTCTCGGCGTAATGCTCGAACGGGGCGAAATCGTCTTTTCTCCTATCGCTCACTCGCACCTAACAGCGGACCTATGCAATCTGCCCACTGACTGCCCCTTCTGGGAGCGCATAAACTTTCGCTTCCTAGAACAGTCCTCTGGACTCATCGTCGCAATGTTCTCTGACTGGGAAAGGTCGAAGGGGATAGAGAGAGAAGTAGATAAGGCAAAGGAACTCCAACTCCCTATCGCTTTCATCGACCCGAGAAACTACGGAATTGACCCGAACCTGCCTCCGCACTTGAAGTAGGGGTCCCTCATGCGAAAGCTCGATCACTGGATTCGAGCGTATATGCGCTACACGAGGCACCTGGAGGCACCGGACGCTTTCCATTTCTGGACAGCAGTTTATACTCTCGCCGGGGCACTCCAGGGCAAGACTTGGATCGACATGGGGTTCTTCAAATGGAAGCCTAACTTCTTCATCATCTTCGTTGCTCCGCCAGGAATTGCGACCAAAAGTACTACGATCCGAGTTGGGACGCAGCTTCTCTCCCAGGTCGATAATGTACACTTCGGTCCGAAGTCCATCACGTGGCAGTTCATCGTAGACGCGCTCTACAACTCAAAGGAACTCTACCAGACCCAACAAGGGGAAGACATAGAAACTTCTTCCATTACCTGCGTGGCGACAGAGCTAGGGACCTTCCTCGATCCTAAGAACCAGTTTCTTATCGACGCACTGGTCGATCTCTGGGACGGACAGGATGAAGGCTGGGGACGAGGCACTAAGGGAGAAGGTGAGAAGATTATTAGCAACCCATGGATCAACATCGTGGGCGCGTGTACGCCAAGCTGGATTGCGGAAAGCTTTCCAGAATACGCCATCGGTGGCGGCTTCGTTTCCCGCACGGTCTTTGTCTTCGCTGAAGGGAAGCGGAACCTAGTCCCCTATCCTAAGTACGACCAGGATACGGAAGACGAAGGGCTTAAGGCGGACCTCATTCACGACTTGCAAGAGATCGCCAGGATGACAGGCGAGTTTGTCCTTACGGATGATGCCCTGGAATGGGGTCGTAAATGGTACGAGGAACTCTGGAAGAACCGACCTTCCCACCTCTCTAATGAGCGGATGGCTAGCTACGTCGCCCGTAAGCAGACGCATATCCATAAACTCGCAATGGTAATCTCTGCGGCCCAGCGTACCAGCCAATCCATTACGCAAGAGGACCTAGAGACCGCTAACGAACTGATGACCGCTATCGAGAAATCAATGCACCGAGTCTTCGACCAGGTAACGGACAATACATATGCCCGCTACGCTCAGGCCATCCTCGGTACATTGCGTGTTTCCGGCAAGCTGTCCAAACAGGACCTGTGGAGGGACCTCTTCCACATGATGGCTCACGATGACTTTGAGAAAGCCCTCATGGCCTGTCAACAAGCCGGCTATGTCGAACTACGGGACAATGGCAGCGACCTTATTGTTGTCCCCCACCTGAGTACAACCGATCAAGGTCCTGATACAGACGCCGCAACATTTTCTCGTTAGGCAGCCCGCGTTCCGTGAGATTTCTCCGCCGCGCCCGTTGCTGGATGCTCTGGTAGATGTCGTCATAACTGATGCGCAAGGCCGGGCTCGGGACGTTCTTGTTAAACTCCCGTACGGCCTTCCTTGCATCTGCGACACCTTCTCTATCTCCAATCCGTCGAGCGTAAGCAAAGTCCTCCATGAGCAGGGTCCGCCTAGTCAGCCAGTACCTACGAGCATTATGCTTCGCGGCCCGAACCTCGTATGCCTCGTTCTTCCGAGTAGGCGGAAATCCAAGAGCCTGGGCCACCTGTTCTGCTCGATGCTCCAGGTCGTAAGGATCGAAGTCGATAAGCTGGGCACCGCCCCGAAGCGTTTCTTCCCCACGTGTTCCGTACCTGATTGCGCTGCTGGCGTTCTTTAGCATCGTCGGCATGGCCCGCTCCCAGCGCTTCCAGCTATCGGGGTTCGGGTCAGTCATCGCCCGCCAGAAGCTGTAGGGGATTCCGAACACAGGACCTGCAACCTCGCTGATAGTCCTCGCAAACTTCGTATCCGGGTCCTGCCCCTGAGCAGCTAAGGGCTCTATCCCAGGCGGGAACATGCCCATGGATAACGAACCGGAGACGTCCGTATTCGGAACCGGAGCGCCGAAGGCCTCAAGAACGTGAAGCGGCCCGAGCCCGAAGTACCGGCTCCAGCCATGCATCACGATATCCGGATTATCGGTAATCCCAGATGCCAGCTCTCGCAAGTCCTCCTGGATGTTCACCCGTGGGTTCTCCATCCCCATCGCCTGCTTGAACTTAGACCCTACGTTGTTGATAATATCCATAATGACTTCGGCAAACGGAAGCCCCTGCAAGCCCGCCGCCATACCGAGCATGAGCCAGAAACGCATCGCCGTGCCGCTACCATGCCGACCTGCGGCCAAGTACGACGCGTGCTGCATGAACTGCCAGAAAAGGAAGAACACGCTCTTCTTCCCGCGCATAAACTTAGGCCGGTTCCACTTCGCGTACTCGAACATAGTCGCCCGAACAGCCGCTCGGCCCGCGTCATACGCCTGCTCATACGTCTCCCCTCTCTTCATCGCGAGGCGCATAGCAGCCGTAAACGTTACCTGACGGTTATACTGTTCGGCCTTCGTGAACATCCATCCGCCATAGTAACTGACGCCGTTCATTAACCGCGTCGCTCGGTCCTGCGGCATGATGCGCTGGAGGACAGAACCCTCAGCCGCACCACTGATCTCCGTACTCAACGACTCGTTAATGAAGCCCTCGTTCATACCGTCCATAAGACCCTGCTGGAGCCAATCCTCTGCATCACTCTTTCGTCCACGCAGAAGATTTGCCACAGTCTTGAACGCTCGCCCAATTTCCCTTACAGAGGCCCCGTCTCCATACCTGTCCGCAAGGTATGGATAGGCAACCATCGGGACCTGGGTAAGGTTCACCGCGGCGCTTCGTGGGTTAAACCCGAGATACCACATGAAGCCTGCGGCACGAAGCTGGGCCCACTCAGACCGTGGATTCATGATCCACTCATAGTGTTCCTCTGTGTCCTTCCGCAGCTTGTCGAGTACGACGGTATCCGTATCGTTCGCGCTCTCTTTCAGTCGGTCCGACATTACCTGCATATCATTGATTTCCTTCTGCATATCCAAGTAATGTTCGATCCGTGCAAGGTGCCCACCAGCGTTCGCCATATAGCTGGCGTAGGTCCGCAAGGCATCCGCGCTGAAGCCCTCGATCCCCTTCCGCTTGAGTAGGTGCCGCAGGAAGCTTCGGCCCGGCGACATGCGAAGGAAAATCTCCTTCAGACTCTCCTTCTGTGCTTCGCTTAGCTCCAGCTCGTTCTGGATGTTATCCATCAGAGTAGGCGGCATCCCCAGGAAGCTGAACTCACGATCATCCAGCTCTCCCTGGTGGATCTTCACGTCCTGACCCCCGAACTCCTGCTTCAACTCCTCAGCCCGGCCGCTCTGTGGATTCCGGCTCTCAAAGGTCTCGAAGGTAATAACCTCGCCCTTGTTATACGTCTTGCCGTTATACTCAATTCCGTCCGCGTTCGCAAAGACGCCGATGCTGAACTTACCGAAGCGCATCAAAGGGAAGTAATTTCGGTTCCGCAGCTGTTCAAACTGCTGGTCGATCTCGTTCAGGCGGCTATCGAGAAAGGTCCCAGAACGCCCGGTAACTCCGAACTCCCGCTCGATGATATCCCATCTCGCCGCAGGCTGCCCACCGAGCTGTTCCCATCGCTGCAACACTCGATCCGCAAGGTCGGCATCCTCCAAGGTCTCCCGCGCGACGTTGTACTTCAGACCTCGCTCCATGCGGTTCATTAACTGCTGCATGGATTTATCAATCTCCCAGAACATGTCCCTGGTCTCTTCGTCGAGCTTAATCCCCTTCTGGTCAAACAGCTCCTGAAGCTCCTGTGGAGAAAGCCTCCTTCCGAGTTCATCGCTGCGAAGCGTACTCTCGAAGAGGGCCTTACTGAGATTTTGACTCCTGGTCTTACCCAGTCGGTTCCAGCGACTCACCGTCCCTTCTGCACTATTAAGAACCTCGCTCTTCGTGTTCCACCACCGAGCAACGGTCTCATAGTACCGACGCATCGGCTCCAGACCGTACTCTTGACTAAGCTGGAGTGGCGTCAGGAAGAGCCGCTTGAAGTTGGCGCCCCAGACGGAGCCCAGGTTCTCCACGTCCTTGGCAAGCTGGGCCGTGTCGGTCTCACTAATATCCAGCTTCGACATCAGGTTGTCTGTATATGCCGCCGCCCGGAAGCGGTAACTCCGCCCACTATCTGCATGGCTCGTAACATACTGACGCTGAGAGAACCTGGGCATCGGCCCGCCCTGGAAGTACCGATGCATATCCTTCAGGATGCTCCGAATCTCGTCATTCGTCAGCTTGAGATCGGGCATGACCCGTCGGAGCACCCGGCGGAAGAAAGCAACAATGCGCCGGAACAGAGGCACGTTTGTCCCGTCTTCCGCAATCTTAGCGACGTACTCCTCAGCCGCCTTCATCTTGTCCTGCGTCCCATACTCCTGCATGACCTGATCAAGGTCGATGCTACGCTCGACGTGGGAGAGGAAGTCCTTTCTCTCCTGTTCCGTCATGAGCTGGTTGATACCCCCGTGCGCGACCATCTCATGCAGTAGGGTCTCTTTAGCCCGGCTTGGGGATTGAATATTATCCGCGACAATATAGATGTGGTTATTGTTCTTGTCGTAAATTCCCCTACTCCGCACCGCGATCTGTCCAATGCGCTGCCCCCAGGGGAAGACCTCCGGGTCGAAGGACATGGCAACAGTGGTTTCAGGCGCGTTCGGGAAGTTCTTCAGCTCTTCGTCAATCGCATTCTTGACCTTATTAAAGTGATGATCTGTCATGCGGCTCCGGCGGACGAAGCGGTCTTTCTCCGCCTTACCTTCCATAAAGTCATCCAGATTGACCTCATCCGGATCGTAACCGAGCTTCCGAAGCTCTTCCTCTGCGACCTGATCAGACTGCTGTTGGGTCTGCGCTTGCTGCCCTTCCTGCGCCCTGCGCCGTTCTACTCGACGGCGGGCCTCTTGCGCCTCCTCGCGATTGCTTCTCCGCTGCTGCCCGCGATCCCTGGACAGTTTAGTCTGCTCCGCTTCCGGGAGAGAACGTACTATCTCTTGCCGAACCGCCTCGTAGCGATCCTTCCACTCAGTACGGATGTTAGAAGGCTGCGCCTGGTACTCCCTGTCCAGTTGCTGAACCGCTTCAACCTTTTCATCCGTATCGACCTCAAGGATACTAAGGCTCGCTTCTTGCCCCTCCGCGTTCATTACGAAGTCTTCGAACAGACTGCTTCCCTCAGCGGCCTCACCAGCAGGGATGACCTCTTCTTGGACACCTCGTGTACCCTTCTCAGTGATCTCGGGCTCAGTGGTCTGTTCAGGAGCGGAGACATCCACCTCTTCGAGACTGATGGGCTCCTGTCCAGTCTCCTGCCGGATCATATCTAAGAGCGGCGCAGAGGTCTCATCTACAGGGATATTCTCTGCCTTCTGCTCGACCTCACGCAGGAAGGTCTCCGTATCTACCTCGGAGATCCCGCCATCGTCCAGCGAATAGACCCCAGTCCCAGTATCCACGCCTGGACCTGGGGTTAGATCATCCGCTGCTTTTGCGTACTCCGACATGGCGGATGGCGGGGGAAGCCGCTTGGGCGGGGGCGGTAGCTGCTCAGGCTGCGAAATTTGCCCTGTGCTGGCCTGTTCGCTACGCTGGGGGCCTACCAAAGCACTCTCTTGAAAAGTGCGCTCACGGGCCGAAATTGCGCCCCCTAGGGTGCCCATACCGCCGCCAACAAACCCGCCCGCAGCAGTAGCGTTAAGGATGCGGCTCCGTCCCTCTTCCCCAAGAGCATCGTAATTCTCGTCGACAAAGTCCCGGGCAGCAAGGGCAATGACTTCCTGCGCCGCCTCAGTCCCCGCTTCCTGTCCACTGATCAGCGCACCCATAGCAGCGGCCCGCTTTGGTCGGGACAGCTGCCGAATACTCGACATGACCTTCCCGGTCATCTGCTTGCCGAAGCCCAGGTGCCGGGCCACAGTTACGATAGGAAGGGCTTCCAGCGACCCGGCGAGGGTGCCCGCCCCGATAGCAACGAGGGGCTCATCCTTCCCAGCCTCCCGCTGCTCTCCGTAGATGCCGCCGGTCTCCACAGTCGAGGCATAACCAACGACGCCGCCCAACGCCCCACGATTCGCCCACTGCTTCGCCTTAGCTTCCAGCATCTCCTTAGCAGACTTGCTAATCAGCTTCCTCGCAGCGAGTTTTCCAGTAATGCTCCCGATACCGCCACTGAGTAGGGCGCCGACGATGTTTGGTACTTGCTCGCCCAGATTACTCGCGGCCCACGAGATGAACTTTCCAGGAGAGTCGATATCTTCGACCTTCTCCACTTCTGGGGCGTACTGCTCAGCTTCCCGCATGAGCCTGTCGTACTCCCGCATCTGCTCCTCGGCGAAGTCCTCAAAGCCAAGGGCACTAGATGCAGCGCCCAGGCCACCATAACCCAGCGCAGCAGTCTGATACCACCCTCGCTTCAGACCCTTCATGAACTCGCCACTTTCAGCTTCCGGCTGTGGCTGCGGGACGCGATATGGAACCCCGTAAGGCCCAACCTTAAAGCTCTCCCTCTGCGCGAAGGAGACAGTTTCAGGGTCCTTTACCTCCTCCAGCATGGAGCGGTCGAACTTCTGAGGCTCTACCTCCTGCACTTCCGGTCGCTGAGACTGGGCCGGTTGGCTCCCCTGCTGCCCCTGCCGCTCGACAGGAACAATAGGTTGGTCCCCCAGATTCTGGCCCTCGTCTTTCCGCTCACCCTGGTTAGGCTGCGGGCCCGGCTGCGGGGCATTCGCAGACCCTACCTCCTCGAACATATTTCTGTTCAGACGCCTTCCCTCTGCCATCATTCGTTCCCCTGTAGAGCACGTTGCAGCTCTGTCAGTTGACGGAGGCGTTCAGCCCTGTCTTGCGCTTCGGACACGTTTCGCCCCTCAGCGCCCCAACGACCCAACCACCGCATAAGTGCGTCACCTGGGTCGGAAACATCCGTAGTCTCCTCCCCGCCAGACACAGCAGTCTTCACCTGCTTATCGAGGGCGCCAATGTCAATACCCAGCTCGTCGGACATGTCCCTCAACATGCTGTTATAACGACGCCGAGCTTCGTCTGGGCTAAGAGTAGAGACGTCGCTAGCCCCCTGGCCCTGTTGCTCCTGCCCCCCTTGCTGGCCCTGCTGCGGATTCAGACGATATACTTTGTCGTCCTCGATGTCCTCAGCGCCTTCGAACTCAGGAAGCATCTTCAACTCGCGGCCTGTGACTGGCAGACCACTACTGGCCTTGTACCGCACCATTTCTGCGCTGCCCTGTCCGCCCCCACCAGTCGCAGACTCTCCTATGTAGATACGGCTATAGCTGTCGTAGAGGCTCTGGACGCGCTTTTGGAACCCGCCGCCACTCCACTTGGAGTCAAACTCTTCCTGAGACATACCTCCAAGTTCGACGGCTTGCCGGTCCATCTCGTATTCCTTCGCCACGGCGTCCTGCGAAAGGTTCAGGAGCTTGTTCGGATCGAGCCCGCCAGCTTGCTGTTCCTGGGAAAGCCGCTGTTCACGCTGTTTTTGAAGATTGAGACGCAGCCGTTCCAGGTCCTCCATGGTCTTATTACTCCGGACCTCTTCCTGGAACTGCTTCTCATCCATCTCCATGCCATGTTCTTGCCTTGTCTTACGAAGGTCAACGCCCTCTTCTTGCGTCTTGACCTGACGCTCCTTCAGGCCCAGCTGCTTCTGACGGGCTTCTTCGTTCTTCTGCCGCTGCTGTTCAGCCAGCATCATCTGGCTTCCCTGCAAGACGCCGGAGCCGATCTGTCCGGATGCACTACCACCGACAGGTACAGGCTGCATCAGCCGAGAGCCGAAGCCGAGAAGGAACTGCTGCATATCCGGCTCCTGAAGGCGCTGGATAATACCCTTCCAGCCCTCCTTTCGCCTCTGCAAATCTTCCTCGCTCTGCGGCGGCCCGGTCTGTGCGGGAACCTGCGTACTTGCCATATTTCCGACGCCGACAGAAGTCCCTGCCTGAGTCGTAGCACTAGGCATCAGACCACCAATGCCCTGCTGACCCTGCTGGTTATTGTTATCCGTTGCCATCGTTCGGCCCCTGAATCTGCGCGGCCTGCTGCGCGATTTGAAGGTACGGGTCGAAGCCCTGCGAAGCTTGGGAAAAGTCCGGCGGAGGCGGAGCACCCCTAGCACCACCAGTCGCAGGCATCGGCTGCTGGATGCTCTGCGTTAGCTGCATCTCTTGCTCTAACTGCTGCATGTCCGGGGGCTCCATCTCCATAGCAGCCTGCTCCGCAACGAAGTCCTGAAACTGCGGGTCACGAAGCTGCTGCTGAAACTGAGCCATCGCTTGCTGCGGGTCGTTGATATTGCTCTGAATTGGCTGTCCCCCCAAAGGAGAGAAGCCCCCTCCCTGCTGCGGGCTCTGGACAGCGTTCGGCATGTTCATCCCAAGTGGTCCCGGCATTTTTACCTCCTATTGGCTGCCGAAGTAGCCCATACCAGCGCCTACGACGGCGCCAATCGCTGTCCCCCAGCCGGGGTAAATCTGGCTCCCAACAGCAGCGCCAGAAGCTGCACCGCCAAGGGTACCGAGAGCGGGGTTCGTCGTAGGCATCGGAGCGGTAGTCTGCGTCTGCCCACCATAGTCCCCAGCAACGAAGCCGCGATAACGGCGGAGCATTTCATACGGAAGCTCTTGCTGATAGTTCCAGCGAGAAACATCCGCGTTAGTCTCCCTTTGGTCCTGCGCCTGCCGAAGCGCGCCGATCTCACTCATTAGCTCGTTCGGATAGTTGCCGAGCCTAGCAGTCTCAGGCGCCAAAGCCAACGCCTGCCCGCGAGCCTGGACGCCGGTCTGGTACGCCTGGTTATAGATGTCGCTCGTAGTGTTAAGCGCGTTCCGAGTAAAATCGTTTAGAGCATTTGCCTCTAAAACTCCCTGTCGAGAGCTCCCAATCTGCCCCGCCGAGATAGCTTCACTCGTAACTTGCGGCAGCACGTCCCGCGTAAGAGACTGATATGCAGGGTCAATCGCTGCCTTAGCCGCCCCTTGGACATAGGGATTGTTTGCAACATCTGGAGCGTTCAGGGCCTGGACGCTTGCCTGCAAAGCTTCGTTCGTGTACTGTTGTGCGGGACCGCTTGCGTACTCCCTACCACCTTGAAGTGCCTGCTGCTGTTCAGGAGAGAACCTAGCAACAGTTTCACCAGGGTAGTATTTCGGCCAGTATTGAGTATTAACTGGACCACTACCCCCACCCTGTGCCTGGATCTCGTTGTTTAGCTGCGTGGGGTCTCCAACAGTAATGGAAGAGCCTCCAGGAATTAGCTCTGACCCTTCACCGCTGATCGTAACGGGGTTTCCTCGCTGTACGAAATTTCCTCCCCCGGGGCCACCAAGCCCATAAAGCTTCGTCGCTTCAGAAAAGATGTTCCGGAGGTAGGGCTGCTGCCCTTCCCACGGATCTGCTTTCTGCACAGTCGTCTGATTGCCACCGCCGCCGCTACCCATATCTAGTCCTCCAGGTTCTTCTGCAGAACCACTCGTTCCTTCTCATAGCCGTAGCCATCAAGAATCCGCTGAAAGCCGGGCCGACAATGGAACTCTACTCCTTGCGCCCCCTGGCTTCGTGCCCACTCTTCCAAAGTATCCAGTTCTCCTAACCAAACAGAAAGATTTTCACCTGCCAAAAAAACTATGCTCATTGTAACACGATTAGATGGATATTTCACTATTTGTGTTACAGCAAGCATCTCTACCTCATTCCCTTTCAAACCAATCCACAGCTGCATCTCCTGCTCTAGCACCGCGAGGTAGATATCTTCCTGTCGATATTCTCCACTTCCCTGGTTAAGAGCTTTATCGATTAGCTCAGTGACATAGGGCCAGACAAGCAAAAGATCATCCGTCCCTACGTAAGCGAGATGCCTATCCAAGTTTATGCCAGGATGTGTCGTTTTCGTCATAATAGTAAACTCCTCGCCCACTTCCAGGGTCCCAGTTTGTCCCATCTGCAAACCTCGTCATGCCAGTATAAGGTTTATCTGGCTCAGAGTAGGCAAGGGGAATTTGCCCACTTGCAAGGACATCAATTACCTCTCCTAAACGAGAAAGCTCTCTATAGAGATACTCAGGCGTAACTTCCCTTGGCGGCGGTTCTGGTACGAAGCGTTCAGCCATTAGTACGATCCTATCTTCTGAATGTTTAGGTCATACCCATGCAGAGCCCAAGGAGTGCTGTCTTCTGTCTGGAACCGGACAGCTAGCAGCCGCCCTGAAATAAGGCAGTTCACCTTTCTATCGCTCTCAGGGTAGAACTCGAAAGGCCCGGTCCAAGAGATCGGCTGGTCTTCTGCATCTTGGCTGCCCACGTACACGTCGATCTTTGCGCCGCCTCCGAAGACCTCAGCACGAGGCCAAACCTCCTTTAGAAGCTTCCTCGACTCGGCATCTACGACTGGTTCTCCCTTTGCGTCTACCCCCGCGATAGGGATTCCGCTCCGCTCGACGTATGCGCGAAGGTCGCTTCCATCAAACTGCTGCGTTGTATCAAAGGTAAAGATTGCCTCACTTCCACTCGCAGGGCTCGCTGTGACAAGCTCCTTCTTCACATCACTAAAAGTTTCCTCACCCCAAGCAGCAGTATCGGAGTTCCAACTATCAGTGTCCGAATCCCATGTATCTGTTCCCGTTCCTGGATTCACAACGCCGGGGGCCGTATGTACCGTTCCTGGAAGGTCCCGTACACCGATGCTGTCTTCTTGGTAGTTCCATACAAGTGCTAAAGTACAGAAGCTCTCCCCGGTTTCAGGGAAGCAGATCCAGATTTCCCTGTCCCGCGGATTGTGCGCGACGTGCGAGTAGTAGAAATTGTCGCTAGACAGCCGGCTAAACAGGAACTTCTTCATCCGCCGATTGAGCAGGGACCGAGGGCTTTGCCCATCATGGAGAACAACATCGTCAGTAGTAAGAACCAGATGCTGTCCGAAGAACTCCGTAACGCAGTTCTGCGTAAGAGCGTTAACCGTGTCCATGATCTTATAGAAGCGAAAGACAAGGTTGCCACCCACGTAGGACATAGCCCAAGTCGAATCCTCTTTATACAGGATATTAACGTCCCGCAAAGGAAGACAATCGACTAGGTGTCCAGGCGTTTGCGATAGAACAGCCTCGCCCGCAAGCTTCGTAACGTCTGTTTCATCCCAAGTACTCGGCACCGTACCGGGGTCCGCAGGATGGCTCCACTTGATAAGATAAGGATACTCCGTTCCACTCTTTGTAATGTAGAGTGCCACAAGGAATGATTTAAACGGACGGATAACTGCGGCCTTCGTATCGGCCGGCCAGTTAGAAAGGTCAGCCAAAAGATTCGTTGGTGCTGGATCAGTCCATTGCTGTGGGTCGTCTACGCCATTGTTAATAATAGGAACGCCATTCAGAATTCCGCCGTTCCACTGAGTGAACGTGGTAGCTGTATAGTCCGAGCTGCTCTTCGTAATCTCGCTGTGGCTAGTCCCGTCGATACAGTACGCTTTGTTTTCCCCAGCGTAGAGCCAATAGATGTTCGCGCCTTGGACCACAGGAAGCAGGAAGTAAGGAGCAACCTGAGCTGCTCCCATCTGCTCTATATGCCCCAGGAACTTGCGGACACTACTATCTTGCATCCGCACGTTTTGTCCCTCACTCCAGACACCATGCGGAAGGTACTGCGGGATTAAATCACTATTGATCCCTGTATTCCCGACCTCATGAATCCTTACAATGGCCATAGCTTATATACTCCTACACGACCGCAACGCCAGCCGATTTTATTGGGAGCCGGGGGGCAGCAAACGTATATAGTGTTGGGGGCCCTTCCCACACAAAATTTCCGTCCTTATCGTACTTCGTTACAGTCGTTGTACTGGTGTCATAGTCAGTCGCACGGATATAGATAGCACCCTCTCCGTCGATCTCAACCCACCAAAGATCATCGTAACCAGTAGATGAGTTAGACCACCGCTGCGTGTTCAAGTCTCGACTGTACTTTGCGATAAGGGGCGTGTACCCTCCTGAGGACCTTCGAGAGACTACAACATCTCCCCAAGTGTCTATTCGGCATCCATACAGACCTGCAGCATCTCCAGCGTTTGAGAGGGTTACATAGTTCACGGTATTTCCAGAACCGTCAATAAGGTACAGTCTAGCCCCATCTGTACTACTACTAAATACGCGAGTCGAGATATAGATATTGTCATCGTCGAAGCAATCGACCTGCCTACATCCGTACTCCCCGCTTTGAGTGCTCTCCCACCAAGCATTGTCTACCGTAGCAAAGTCCTTACTAATCCGAATAATTTTTAGGGGAAGAGTTTCTATACCAATAAAGATATAGCCATGCCCAACAACGATACAGCTCACTGTAGTAGTGTTAATAGATACTTCATCTACCTTAGTCCCAGAAGAATCATACTTAACGATCTTCCCAATGTTGCGGTCATCTGCGCTGAAATAGATGTGTCCTGTATACTCATCGACACCCATAATGTGGTAGCCGAGCCCACTAGGCTCTCCATTATCCCAGGAAGCCCGCCAAACATTCGCTCCGCTAGAGTTCCACTTTGTAAGGCGGTGTCTAGTATTTCCACTATCGAACTGTAGAGCGTAGACGTTTCCGCTTAGGTCAGCAGCAAGACCTTGGAGAGTGTACCCATCGCTAAGATCGTTGTCCCAAGTTTCAGTTCCGTCGCTAAGAACCCGCCCAACACGATCCTGCCGACCACTATTAAGGTTCGACATATGGTAGAAATAGAACTCCCACCCAGTCTGTACTAACTTCCACGTTCCACTGTCCTTGACGTAGGTACTCTTTACAGTTTTCCAGGCCCCTCCGTCCTTAACGTAATGAAACGCAGGCCGCTTCCATGTACCGCCGTCGTTCGCATAAAGAGTCATGGCTTACACCTTGAAGTGAACGTCGCCATCCGAACCACCAGAAGGGTCGGAAGAGCTGACCGTGTGTGTCGGCCCGGAAGTAGCATTCAGCGACCCACCACTTGTGACCTGCACGACGTTCCCAGCACTATCTTGTACGAACAGTTCGGTCACGCCACCAACTTCCTTGGCATACAGCTTAGCTTTATTCGCCGCGCCACCAGGATCGGAAGTTACTTTGCTATAGACGCGAGTCTCGCGGTCCCCGTTTAACTCCGTAGGCGTCGCATTCACAGCCCCATCAACATTCGGGAAGGTTGTCTTAAGAACCGACTTAATAAGCCGCAGGTGATCATCCCCCTGGCTTTTATAGTCGGACCCTACAGGGTTAGTATCGACCAACCCATCAATGTAACTTGCGCTTTCGAGAGCCATTAGTTGTCACCTCCCTTCGTAACTTCGTAGTTCTCCATCTCGCGGGCGACGGTAGCGTTATAGGTCTTTACGCTCTGCTCCGCCATTTGCCGCAAGAATCGATTCTGTAGGTTCTGGTCATGCAGGTACATCCCTGCCATGATTTCCCCCACCTTAGCGATGAGAAGCTGGGGAGCATAAAACAGCCAGACGTTCTCAATATTGGTCCCAAGTTCCTGGGCCGCTTGGTAGTAAATAATCTTGAGCTGATACTCCCCGTCGCTAGCAGGGAACAGGTAGAAGTTATCCCCGGAGAGGGCATAGGCGACAGGCTCTGCCAAGTCCTCACTATAGTTCGCCCGCAGATAGTCGTAGGACGCCTTTTCTAGCAACTTCCAAGGATCGTCCTTATTACTATCATAGAGCCACAGGGCCCCATATTCCCACCCCATAATGAAATCGTCAGGAACGCTAATCTTATGCGTCCCTTCTATAATATCCCCTGTAGAGATTTCACTCAGAAGGAACCACGGCCAGAAAACTCCGCCGCCCTGCTCGATGGGAAGGTCCACGCCACTATATTCAAAGTCCTTCTGAACCATCTTCATCTCTTTGACGAGCTGGTCCTTCAGAGTCGTGTCCCCTTGCCGCTGGCCGGCCCGCGCTAGCAAGATATCCAACGCTTCATCACGTTTCATAGCGATTCACTCCAACTAGTCGAAACATCGGAGTCCTCTACCCAGGTAGTATCATCCTTCGATGCCTCTGTCCAAATGGTAGAAGCCTTCCCTGCTTCCGTGAAGCCCGGGATGAGGCGAGCAGAGATACCTTGAGCAGCGTCCGTTTCAAGCAACTGTGCGAGATCATAGGTTCGACGCGGCGTCGCAGAAAGCGCAGCAGAAGCCTCCCCTGTGAGGCCCAGCGTAAGCGTCCGAATTGCCGTAGCGGCAAAAGCCGTCTCAGTCTCCACGACCTGCCCAGCAGAAACAATTTGTTGGTTCCACTGAGTATCATCCAGGTCCCATGCCTGGGTATCTTCATCCCAAGTATACCCAAACTGAAGAACGGGCTTAACGTCTAGCGCATACTCCCTCGTATAAGGCTGCGAAATGACGATCGAGGTAGCTACGGAAGCAGAAACACCGCGGGCCGCGGAAGTCTCTGTCGCCATACCGAGAACCGCAACCTTCGCGTTCCCGATAGGGAGTGCGTCTTGCGTCTCCGTAGCCTGCGAGACGCTTCGCGTCTTTGCCTTTCCGAGGGAGAACGCAGAACTAGTCTCTACGACTTGCCCTACTCGATTCCCCTTCGTCGGAGACACGTCTTGAGAGGCAGAAGTTTCTACGACTTGCCCAAGAGTAAGAGACTTCACAGTAGCAACTGTCTGCGCTGTCTCTGTACTAGTAGCCTGTCCAACAAGCTGCTCTGCTGCTAGCGTCGGCGTAACACTCTGCGAAGTAGAAACTTCTGCTGCAAGGCCAACAGAAGCAACCTTCGCCTTACCCACCGCCTGCGAAGTCTCAGTTTCCGACGCTTGATTAACGGTAACGGTTTGTCCACCGCCGCCCCCGCCGATGGGGTCGGCCTGGAAGTCTGTAATCCATTCCTGGCCGAGCAGGCTACCGCCATTCTTGACCACGCCCTGCCGGGTCTCGGTGTTGTTGAACGCCTCGGTGGCCGAGGCCTGAGCGACCCAACTTGGGCTGGACCCTGTTCCGCCGTGGAACAGCTCGATGGTGTCGCCCTCGGCTTCGACCTTCACCCAGCCATGCCGAATATTGGACTCGGCGCCGTCCTGCTGAATCAGGTCGGTATAGCTGCCACCGTCGATCTTCGTGACGCGGGAGCCGAGGCCGCCCGTTCCGTACCAGCGCCAGCCGATGCCGTTGCTGTTATCCGTCAGGCGGACGCAGGCGAACATATTCCGCATTGGGAGGTCCTGCGAAATGTCCGCCATCCGCAGGACGGTCAGGTGGTCGACGCTGCCCTGGTCATCGCAGTGGTAGCCATCGTTCGCTGAGTTGATGGCATCGAGTTCGTTCCCGTTCGGGGAATCACTACGAATCTCGTAGACGGTCGTGGTGCCGCTGATAAGCGCCCAGCTGGTGCCCACGTCCGGTGTGTGGTTCTCCAGCTTGGTCCCAACAGAGTCGGTAAAGGTGTCCTCGAAGGCCGCCATCTACCGCCCCCTGATCCGGCCCAGGCCGTCGCTGGTGAACTTGTTGGCAGCCGTCAGCACCTCGTCCACGGTCTTGTCGGCCTGCTCCCCCGTGATCGGCTTCGGGTAGCGCAGGACGAAGTACCCCTTTCCGCCTACCTCGGCGTAGGTAGCGGTCCAGTTCGTCCCCGCCTGCACCGGGTAGATGTTGCCACGCTCGTCGGTGAAGGCCTCCTTCACATACAGGAAGCCTCCGTCCGCGAACTTGGGCGGGTACTGGAGCGGGATCATAGCTGCGCCCACCCTGCCACGCCGGGCTCCCAGGTGTTGCCGGCGGTAGTGTTCTCCCAGGTCGCGCCGTTGTGCGTCACCCGTGCCGGGTCACCGCGCACGTCGGTCAGCGGGTAAGCGTCCTGGCTGCCGCTGGGCTGAATCCAGGCCGGAGGCTCCGCCGGGTCCGGCTCACCCTCGCGCACGATCCCGAACAGGTCGAGGTACCAGCGCCGCAGGGGCGACAGCGTCCCATCTGCGTTCTCGCTCCCGACGAGCGTGTGGCTGGACCGCTCGCCCACCTCCCCGATCTTCGCCACGCTGGCATTCGTCGCCACGCTCTTGGCCTGATCGTAGATGTGGTTAGCGTCCGCCTCGTTGTCAAAGGTGGCATGGACAAGGACGACATAGGCCATGAGCTATCTCCTTGCGTTAGCTAGCCCGATAGAAACCGGCACTGGCGATCTGCGCCGTCAGGTCCGAACCATCAGTCGTAACGGCGAAGTCATGGTGCGTCAGCGGAATACGGCCAGCGTCACTCGCACCTTCTTCGTAGAAGATAATCACCTTCACCAGCGTGTTGTCCGTAGTACCGCCAGCAGCAGTCCAGGTCTGGTCAGGAACGTCCGCATCGACCTGATTGTTGGCGTCATCGACAGAGACAGTACCAGTGAGCCCGGTCTTGCGCGCGTAGTTGGTAAAGTCCGCTTCCGTGTTGCCAGCGGCTCCAAGAAGCGCGGCCAGATCATCATAGTCGTCCAGAGTGTTATCTGCTTCTGCTGCCTTCAACAGCATGACGCCCACGTTACTGCCCGCATCTCGGATCTTCTCAGCCACAGCACCCTTCGCGATATTAAAAACGCCATCAGCCATTGGACTTCCCTCTTAGTTTTATGGAGATATAACGCCTCGTTACGTCTCCATGAATTAGCCCCGGTCCTTCGCGGGCTTCACCTTCGCTCGGCTACCGAACCACCAGGTAATCGAAGTAGACGCAATGTACAGAACCGTGATAGTAACCTGCCACCACAGTTTTTCCACTTGCGCGGGATTGATGTTATCCATGCCGCCTACGATACTGTTCATCCGCACCACCATGTAAGTCGCAACACCGGCGAGATACATGGTGAGCAAGGGCCGTATAGCGCCACGAAGCACATCAACCACCACCATCCAAGAACGCTGGCCGTCGGTAAGCTCCCCTGTTGCATAAGCTCGGGAATCATGCTTATAGCTCTGTTCCCAAGCGGCGCCCTCATTCTTCACCGCCTGCATGTCCTGCTGCGCTTCAGACATTGCCTCCGTCTTGGCAATAGCAGCGTCCTTCTCCAGCTGGATCTCCTGCATATCCATCTCGCGCATCTTCTCGTCATGCGCGTATTCCTGCTTCTGCTGGAAATAGTCACCGACCTTCTGGGCAATAGACCCAAAGATGCCAGTAATACCGCCAGAAAACACACTAGCCAACATTTCGAACATGGTCCATACTCCTTACATGAAGGCGGCCAGGGCGCTTGCCCATCGCGTGGATAAATCTCCGAACCGCTTTGCGGCTTTGGAACACTGCTCTTTGGCCACCCATAGATCCCTTCGACATTCCAAGAAGAGGACACCCATAGCTGTTTCTCCTATAGCCTTCCTCCGGGTCACCTGCCCAGTTTCCAGCATGAATAAGAATCCCGCTCCGCCCCTCTACCGGATGCACCCAATAAAGCCACCTGCGGCCCCCGAGTCTGGACCCGGCTTTAACAAACTCAATTTCATAATCCCCATCAGGGATGCAAGAAACGTTCTGCTGGTTATTCCTCCAGGGAAGCTCCAGAGTGAAGCAGCTGAAACTGCCGGGGATAACGAGGATGCCAGAAGTGCCCTGGACACCCCCGTCCATTCGGTTCAGGTACGCCTCAGTTAACGAGGTCCTTGACATATTTCACCGCCGTCTCCATTGCGTCCATGGTCAGTACAGTAACCACGCCCCAAATAATAGCAGCGCGAGTACGAGCACTGAGCGACCGTTTTGTGCTGAATGCATCAAGAAGAAAGTCATGTGCCCTTCGAAGTGTGTTAGCCGACTCATAATCGTCAGGAACGGGGTACCCATGCTTCCGCATATGGTCCTTGAACTTTTTCGAGAACTCTTCATCTTCCATTTGGAAGATCCTTTACTCATCGCGCTCGAGGTCTTCAAACTCGTTCTTTCCCTGCTTGTAAACCTCGACCTCATCCATTTGGACGGCGAGGCGACGGATAGTCTTCAGCTCCTCTTCCTCTTCTTCACCAAAGCGGGGCATCTCCTCCTCACTAACCTCCTTCACCACGGCCTTCATGGTGACCTCGACCTCGTCCCCGACGTTCAGGTTCTGGACGAGTTCCTTGTTCACATTCAGGGAGACACGGCGTTCCCAGTCATCCGCGCGAACGTTCTCCGACCCATAGGTTACCTTGGGCATTACTTCTTCCCTTTCTTCTTCTTTTTAAGCCCCAGATCCCGCATAACGCTCTGGCGCTTCTTTTTCCGTTTCCGGATATCATCCGCAGCACTCCGCGCCATGCCAGTCCCTAGCATCTCGGCGCGTTCCTTGTCGGTAATATCCTTATCCTTCGGCTCTCCGGCCATTATTTCTTCCCCTTCTTGCCTTTCTGAGCATGAATCGCTTTCTCAGCCTGCCGACACTCTTTCTCATCTTCAAACTGACAGCGACCGTTTTTGCCGTACTTCCACTTTCCGTTCTTACATTTCATGCACGGCATCTTTTACTCCATAGAAGAAAAGGGGCCCGAAGGCCCCTTCCTGTTACGCAACGCCCGTCCCATACCAGGCGCCGCCGAAGGCGATGAAGATCCCGAGCCCGTTCTGGTCGACAGTACCGCCAACCGCAGAGTCGTTATGATCGTTCACCGTAATGCTCTCGGCACCGTCCGCCGTGTTGATGAAGATGAACATGAGGCCATCGCCCCCGTCCTCCCCTTCAACGTTTGCCGGATCAGGCAGCGTCACCGTGCGGCCCGCACCATCAGGGTCCAGGGCCTGCACGAGGGCATCGTCCACCGACATGCTCTTTGCGCCGCCCAGCGTCTCGACGTTTACGTCATTCAGCCGCAGCCCCTGCATAATCTGAGACTGCTTGATTACCGCATGCACCAGATTCGCCTGCATTTTCCTTTCCTCCTAGCTTACACCGAAGTGGACATGTTGCCGATGTAGGCGCAGGTCGTCCCGCCGTACCGGACCTCCAGGCCAGCCTCAGTCAGCCACTGACCCTTGTGGGTGTCCTCGTCGTTCCCCTCGATGTGGTCCTCACTCTTAGTATCACGCATATGGCGATACCGCAGAGAAGAGGCATCGATAACGAACATCGAGTTCTTGTACAGCCCATGCCGGTTCATCAGCGGGTGGGTCTTGATATACAGCGTACCCTGCGGAAGCATCAGCTCGCGGAGGTTCATGCCGTACATGCTGATCTTCTCAGTGAAGTTCACATCACCGCTATTGTCAGCGATTTTGTTCAGCACGTTTAGGGCACCATTCCCCGCGAAGACGATCCGCTGGTCGCCCGCCTCGGTGTCGTAGTCGAAGACCTGGTACAGGTCGTCGATCAGATCGCGAGCTTGGGAGTAGTCCGAGCTCTTGATCTTCACGTTCGACGCCGGGAGGAAACTCCGCAGACCCCCGGTATAGCGAAGCGGCTTCCCGTTCGCATCCGTGGTCTCGTTCCGCACACCGAAAAGGAAGGCCATCTCCAGGTCCCGGCTATGATCGAACATCTTCCGCTTCTTGTCGTTCTTCAGCGGATCGCCGGTACGAAGGTTGGTCTCCTTCGCGGTGTTCGTCAGCTCGAACGGAGTCTTGAAGATCTGGCAGTAGTTGTAGTACTTCACGGGGTTCCGAGACACAGCCTTCGGACTCGGAGTACCCTCACCGTACGCGCTGCCGATCTTCGTCAGGTACGCATCGTCGTTGATGGAACCAGCCGTAGTTCCAGCGGCGCCGCGAGTGGCCTTGAACTTGGTCGCAGAGATGACCTCAACAACGGCCACCATTTC